GGTCCCGGTACCGGGACCAGTGACAGCATCCTGATGTACGGCTCCAACGGCGAGTTCATGATTCAGGCAGCCGCCGTCCGCAAGCTGGGTGTGCCGTTCCTGAACATGATCAACCAGGGCGTACTGCCGCCAAGCATCCCGCGCTTCGCTGAGGGTGGGTTGATCGGCCAAGTGGCCGAGATGCCCATCATGCAGTCCGGGCGGGACCTTGGCCGTGTCGAGCTGAACGCCGGCGGCGAGTCCTATTCGCTGCTGGCCGATCCGGATCAGTTTGACCGATTGCTCAAACGCACCGCCGCCAAGTTCGGGCGCACCCACCGCTAAAGGAACACGACATGACCTTGAATATCATGCTCGGCGGCGTGCCGATCGTGACGCACGCCGGTGCCCAGCAGCAAACCGAAGAGCCGCTCGGGGCCGGCTCCGTCGTGCTACGGCTAAGCGGAGGCGCTGGGGTCAAGCAGCAGCATTGGCAACGCATGAGCGGGACCATCACTGGGCAGGGTTTGATGCCTCCCGGGTTGGATGGGTTGGACTACAGCCAGCCGCTCGAGCTGCGGTCCACGCAGGTGAGCAGCATCGTCGGGGCGGGGCTTGAGTTTTCGCTTACCAGCGTGCCTCGTCCTGAGCTCGCACCCTGGGCGTTCGCGCTGGTGGATAACCAGTGGGGGCGAACGCCCTGTGCTTATGCAAATGGCGTGGTGACCGTCGAGGCAGTGCCGGGGGCCACGCTCTACCAGGCCTGCTGGCTACCGATTTATTCCGTATTCGCGACCCGGCCGCCCAAGACGCAGTCGACGGCGCACGGCTGGTCGATCAACTGGGAAGAAACCTAAATGCTGAATGCCTCGCCGCTCAACGCCTCGCCGCTGAATGGCGTTGCCTCCTCAGCTATTGAGCCGGTCTATGTCGTCACCGGTCAGTCGGACGTGTGGCGCCTGCTGGTTCGCGTGGCGGGCGTAGACGTATCGGCGCAGCTCACCAGCTCCGCAGACACTGACCGGGAGGAGGGCGCGGCCGGCGTTGGCGGGTTCGATTTGTTCATTGCAGATGGCCCGGTTGTGCCGACCGACTGGAAAGGTCGCCCGGTCACTATTGACTTCATCTGCACCACGAACGGCGCTACCACTCAGGAGCGGCGCTACACCGGCCAGATAGCGCAAGCCAACTGGAACCCGGTTTCGCGCGTGCTCTCGTGCGAGCTGAGCGATCAGATGCAGCAGCGGGTGGAGTCGCTGAGCATTGCCGGCGTCGATGCGCTGGTGGGCGGTGACTGGTCCGCTGACGTGTTCGAGGCGGTAGAGGGCCGCAGTCATTGGGATTACGCACTCGAGCGTTTGGCAACTCGCACGACCAGCCTTGATTGCTCGCCCGCTGGTGACTTGCGCGTGACCAGCTGGTACGCCACGGCGCCGCACTTCGTCTTCGGTCAAGGCACGACGCTGTACCAGTCCGTCGAGCTGCAGCAGGCCGATCTTGACCGCACCACGAACCGCGTCGAGATCGAATTCAGCTACCGCTACAACCGGCTGTGGCAGCGCAACAAAAATTACCAGTGGCAGTCGCCGGAGACGCAGGGCCTGACCGGGCTCAGCGGATTCTGTCAGTGGCGTACCAATAGCCACGAGCTGCCGACCAAGGACATGATCGAAGACGCAGCCGCGGGTAACAGCGAGACGCTGATCAGCCCGACTTACTACTCGCTGCCGCTGACCCTGCCCGACCCGTGCGGCGACGGTAACCCCTGGATCAACACCTTTGACGATCTGCTGCTCGGCGTCAGTTGGGTCGGTGCGCGGCGCTGGGTGCAGGTCGTGACCGAGACGTACAGTCTGACCCTGGCTACCACAGCGGGCGAGACTGAATCGTCGCGCATCGTCCAGCGCGCGGCCTATACGGTCGACGTTGAAGACGATCAGGCGGATGAATGGGTCGATGAGCCCATCCTCGGCGGTAGCAGCGGCAATACCGATCTAGCGGACGATGCCCGGCGCAATGCGGCGATGACCGTAGCGTTGCGCTCGGCACTGGCTGAGATCGTAGCGGCGCACCGTGAATCAACGCTGACCTTTCAGGTGCCAACCAGCTTGGCGCATGGAATTGATCTGATCCATACGATTGAGTTGAACGACCAGGGCGCACACGCCATCGGCAAGTGCCGCCGCATCGTAGACAACTTCGATCTGTCCAGCGGACAGGCCTTGACCACGTTGAGCATCGCCGTCATGCGCGGCGGTGGCGTCAGTGACCCGTTGACCTTGCCGCCACGCTTAGGCGGTGAGGTAGGCGGCGGTGGGTCGGGCGGTGAGGGGATTTCCAACATTCTGCCGACCCAGCTTGGCGGGCGCCTGGCCTCGCCGGCTTATGACGACACGATGGAAGGGTTCGCCGGCAACTACTCGTCAACAACTGAAGGCACGGAAATGTACCCGCGCCGGATGGATTCAATCGCACCGGAAATACCGGCTGAAGACCGTGACGAACGCGCACTGACCAGCGAGACGCTATACCGCGTCGGCATTCCGAACGACACACTGGAGTTGTAGCCATGCCCACAAACGAAGAGATGCGCCGCGCCTCCGGGCAGGCGATGGTCAACAACCGGCGCGCCATTGGTCAATCCATGGAGGACCAGCGCCGCGCAGGCGGTCAGGCCATGATTGCGCAGCGCACCGGGACAGCGGTCGCGGCGGACATAAACCGGCTAACCCAGCCGCAGCAGTCCCGCAAAACTCTGAAGCCCGTCCCGTCTGTCGGCGCGCTGCCAGCCTCGCAAGGGCGCGGGGTTTACAAGCCGCCTGCCGCAACGGGTACGGGCGGCATTGCGAGCCCGCTGGTGGAATTAACGACGGTCGGTAACGGTGTCACGGTTCCAGATCGTGATTATTGGCCGGGCGGGTTGCTCAGCAGTGATGGCCTGTTCGTGCTGCCCTCAATCAAAACCCTGAATCTGATCGACGCCAATAACGCCGAGGTCCAGATCCAGCTTGCCGCGCCGGCTGGATCATGACGGCGCCGGTGTGGGGCTGCCCCTGGCATGGGCGGGTTCAGGACGGCCAGATGCATCTGCCGAACGGCCAGACCCGACCATGGGCGCAGCCTTTTGACGTCATCGCTGCCCGTCGTGGGGATAGCCATCTGGTGCAGGCGCCTGGCGTCGTGCCGGTTGTTCGCAGTACAGAGGAGCAGGCAGTCGACGTGGCAAACGGCTGGCAGTGGAAAACGTCTGCCATCCTCGCCGGCTCGGAAAACCAACTGCACGGCACGCCGCTTAATGGCTGGATCTATTGCGCGCCGGACGGCTCTCGCTGGCGCATACCTGTAGAGGAGTTCGGTGCGCCGCTGTTGGGTGAAAGCTGGGCTGCGATAGTAAACGCCTCGCGCTTCGGCCTAGTGGGCGGTAGCCCTGATAATCGCCCGCTGACATTCGATATCGACCCACAGCAGCCAGCTCTGACGGATATTGATGATGTCTGGATCTGCCTGCATGCCGTCACACCGGATGGCTCCAAGGCGATCCTGATGGCCTACGTGCGGGAGGATATTTTTCGCGGCGACATGGGCATTACGGTCCCGAGCGGGCTGCAGCTGCTGCCGGTCGGGTTTTACCTCGTCTCGCTGACAGGCGGGGCGGCAGATCTGTCGATGGATTTCTCCGTGCTGTATAGCCAGTCGCAAACGCTCGGGACGGCCGGCTCAGTGTTCCCAGTTACTACGATCAGCGAGCAGTACAACACTGCGATTCAGGTCGGCCCTTGGCACGCCTACTACCGTGACCGAATCGTGGCCGCCTGGTTCGTAGACGGCGCGCCGGTCCCGGTTACATGGACGATGGAATGGGAAGGCGAGATCAATAGCCCGTCACCGACAGGGGCTGACCCAGCCACGCGCACATGCTCGGCATCGTCTGCGCTGACGTGGACGCTCAAGGTTGGCGCTACAACAGTCGACACCATCACCGCGAGCGCGTCCCAAGATACGTTCGAGCGAAAGAAAATAGGCGAGGTCGACCATTACGAATCGACCACCGTCTACACCGTCGAGGGGGAAACCAAGACCTACAGCTATGCTGGCGAAGACGCCAGCAGAGGCTGGAATTCGGTCGGCCCGATGCTGATCAACAGTTACGGCGGCGATACACCGCTGCGGACGCTGGAAAACGCCGGCTGGGGCATGATTGCAATGGACGATTTCGACCGTTTCTGGTGGTGCGACATTCAGCGCTACAGCAACAACCTGCTAGGCATTCGCGTGTACAGGCGGGACCGTCTAGCCAATACCGTGAGCTATGAGTACAGAGCTGCTGCTCACCCTGATGGCGTAGACGCCGGCACGCTCGTTTCTCCCAGCAGCCCCAGCTCACCGAGCACTGGCCATCTCCGCTACGGCAGCTACAACCCCGTCACGGGCGAAGTCGCCCGCAACCAATCAACGCCCGTCTGCTACGTCTGAGGACAACCCATGCAACGTTTTATAAATAACTGGCAGGCGCCCCTGCTAGCGCCTTTGGCTGCGGGCGATTTGACGGTATCCGTCGCGCCGATCTGGTCCGACAAGCTCGGAGCGCTGGGTTCGGGCGACTACTACCTAGTCACTGCCTATAAGGCGGGCGCGGTAGAAATCATGCGCGTGACCGCGCAAGCGGGCGGCGTATTGACCGTCGAGCGCGCACAAGAAGGCACCGACGCGCTCACGCTTGAGGCGGGCGACGAGATCAGCGCCAATGTGACGGCCTCCACACTGGAGTCGCTGCGTGACGTCGGCGGCGCTTCGAGTTGGGGCAGTATTACCGGTACGCTGGCGGATCAAGTGGATCTGCAGCAAGCGCTCGACGCGAAACCTGACGGCGCGGATCTGGCGGCAGTGGCCACTAGCGGCGCCTATGCGGATCTAGGCGGGAAACCGTTCATTCCGACCGATGCGGGCGACGTAGGCGCTGCTACGGCCGCACAAGGCGCCAAGGCCGACACCGCAGTACAACCGCAGGCGCTGACCGATGGTCTGGCTGCGAAAGTCGACGCGGTGCCGGGCAAGCAGCTGAGCGACGAGAACTACACCAGCGCGGAGAAGACGAAGCTCGCCGGGCTGGAGGCTGCACACTATCGCGGCACCTATGTGAACTTCACGGCACTGACCACGGCGCTGCCGACAGCAGTGGTGGGCGACTATGCCGACGTGGACGCAGGCGCCGACTCGCCGGTGCTGCGCTATATCTGGGACGCGAGCGACAACGAGTGGGTGGCGCAGGCCGGTAGTGCTGACCCGATCACCGCCGCTCAGGTCAAGACCCTGTACGAGTCCAACGCGGACACGAACGCGTTCACGGATACCGAGAAAACAAAGCTCGTAGGCGTGGCAGAGGGCGCGACAGCGAACACCAGTACCGACACCCTGGCCGAGGGCGCGACGAACTTGTACCACACCGCTGCGCGCGTACGCGGTGTAGTGCTGACCGGACTCAGCCTGGCAACCGGTACGGTGATAGCGGCGACGGATACCGTGCTGTCCGCGCTGGGAAAGCTCCAGGCGCAGATCACGGCGCTGACCACTACCGTCGGCAACAAGGTCGACAAGGTTGCAGGCAAGCAGCTCTCGACTGAGGACTACACGGCTGGCGAAAAGCAGCAGCTAGCGGATGCGGTCGCATCAATCGGCGATATCCAGTCAGCGCTAACGACGATAAATGGAGAATGAAATGACGATCGCTGACCAGCTAACACTATTGTCGAACACGAAGTCACAGATTTCAGCGGCGATCGAGGCGAAGGGCGTTTCGGTAGGTTCGATCCCCTTTTCACAGTACCCAAGCAAGATAGCCGCTATAACGGCTGGCGGTGGCGGCGAGCTGCAGCCGCTCCCACCGGCGCTTGGGTCCATCTTGCCGGTGAACGCACCCGTCATTTCCGGCAGCTCAGCGACGCTTGTCGATGAGGAGGGACACCTACTGTACCAAAGCATCGCCGTAGCGCCGGACAAGGTGCTAGGGGATTGGTACTCGACACGGAAATTGCTCTCGGCAATGGTCGTGTGGGACGAGAAACAAGCAGTATGGGAAAGTGAACTCGTGACAGTAACCTCGGCAGACACAGCTACCACGTCTGGCGAATGGGCTTCCGGCCTCCTAGATGGAGATCAGCTTACGTGGAAGGGCATTGTGGAGCTGATGCTGGTGCCGTCTAAGTCCGACGTAGCTGCGACGGTGACGCGCGTGCTTGGCGGGCATCTGATGCAGAAATACGGCACGGGAGCCGACACCAAACAGGCTATAGGTTATTGGATGGGGATGGCCGCAGCTAAAGCCGGAGCCCCTAACCTTATTGCGCTTACCAACGACGCGTCTGTTTCCGGCGAATACATCGCAACTCAACTGACAAGCTCTATTCGAAGCATGGCGCTCGTAATGCGCAGGTTTGTCGCCGAATATCCAGCTCTGGTTTCTATAGCCCAACAGCGCAGCGTATCGGTGCAAGTAGCAGGGGCTAACCCGAAGACGCTTACGTTTCAGGGTATGGATCGGCTGCAAAACGTACTGGACTCAGCTGGAGCCGCGACAGGCAGTCCGGTTCCAGGTTACATCGGTGGCAAGACTGGCGACCTTGGCGAAACGGGGCATCAGGTGTTCGGAGCTTATATGCCGTCCGGCGGAAAAGTATTCGGTGCTGTTCGCACGAGCACTACGCGGGAAAATCGCGCTCAGGATGTGCGGCGCATGCTAATGGCGGCGGAGAATGATTTCACGCATTTGCAGTCGTCGGAAACAGTGGCAGATCCCTACGCTGCGTCGGTAGGACTCAGAATAAAGGCAACACTACCAGCTACGGATAGCAGCCCAAACTCTCGCTCGATCACGAACGCGGGGGTGACGAGCGAAGAGTCGGCATACATGGGCGGCACGGCGCTGTTCTTTAGCAGCGGCTACCTCCAGGTCGACGGCGCAGCGCCGGTGCTGGGTGGGCTGGATTTCACCACTGAGGTATTTCTGCGCGGAGCGGGGCTCGCTCAACCCGTCACGACAGATCTGTTTGGGCAGTGGCGAACTGTAGCCGGAGGGCGAAACTGGGCTATACAACTCAGCGACACCGAGATCATTTTTTGGTACTCGATCACCGGGTCGGACTCGTACTCAGTGCGGTTCCCTATGAGCCGAACCTTTCTCCTTAACGGGGCGCCTACGCACATCGTCGTCATGCGCCAAGGCACGTCGCTAGTTATATTCGTGAATGGCCAGCCTTCGCCAGCAACAAACATAGGCACGACTACGTTCTATGGGGCCGCAACCAGCAGCCTGATGTTGGGCGCACGAGCAAGCTCAGGCGGAGCAGCCGAGAACTACTTTAATGGCCTGATAGACGAGGCTATTCTCACTGTCGGAGTTGCACGTTACCCGCTGACGGGCTTTAGATCTCGATACCGCCCCAGCCGCTGGGGTTAGCGGACGAGGCCGGCAGTACATGCCTAGCCTCACTCGCCTCACATAGAGCCCGCCCCGCGCGGGCTTTCTTTTGCCCGGAGCAACCATGCAGCCAGCAAAGCTAGACCTGCCCATTGTCCAGGGCGCGACCAACCGCAAGCCGCTGCTGCTGATGCAGCCGAAGTTCGCCTACAAGCCGATCAGCGCCATTCAGCAGGCCGCGCCGCTGCGCATCGCCGTATCCCGTCCTGGCCTGGCAAAGCGACAAGGGCCGACAGTACGGCCTAAACCACACCGCATAGAGCCCCGCCAGTCGGGGCTTTTTTCTGCCTCAAGGATTTCCCATGACCTTCTGAGATACGGGAGCGAGCCATAGCGCCCGCTCTCGCGATGCTGCCTGCGCGGACATAAAGGAATGATCATGCAAACATCACAGCGAGGCATTGATCTCATCAAGTCCTTCGAGGGGCTGAGCCTGACTGCCTATAAAGACGTGGTAGGCGTGGTCACCATCGGCTATGGCACAACGTCCGGCGTAAAGATGGGCGACAAGATAACGAAGGAGCGCGCCGAGGAACTTCTGCGCGACGACGTGAAGCGGTTCGAGGGCTACGTCGAGCAGCTGGTCAAGGTTCCGCTGATGCAAGGCCAGCACGACGCATTGGTTTCCTTCACGTACAACCTCGGGCCGGGGGCGCTGGAGAAGTCCACGCTGCTCGACCAGCTGAACCGGGGCGACTATCACAGCGCAGCGGAACAGTTCGGCAGATGGGTTAAGGCTGGAGGCAAGACGCTTGCCGGTCTGGTTCGCCGCCGCGCTGCTGAGCGTGCATTGTTCGAGGAGGCGTGATGCTGAATCTCATCCCGTCGCAATACAAGCTGATCGCCGCAGGAGCCGCTGTGCTCGCGCTGATGGCCCTTTCGGCTACCGGTGCGTGGCAGTGGCAGGCGAACAGCTATGAACGTCAGCTCAGTGAGCTGCGGGGCGAGTATGCCGAGGCCGCACGGCAGGCTGAAGCCCGCGCCAGATCCGAAGAACAACGCCGCCAAACCGCCATTGAGGGGATTCGCCGTGACGCACAAGACAAGATCGCTGCGGTTGCCGCTGATGCTGCTGCCGCTGATGACGCTGCTAGCCGGTTGCGCGCACGAGTCGCCCAGCTATCAAGCAGACCCGCCAGCTGTCCCGGTGCTGCCGGTGGAGGCGAGGCAACCGACGAAACCGGAATGGTGCTCACCGACGTGTTTGCAAGGCTTGACCAGCGAGCGGGTGAACTGGCTGAAGCTTATGACCGCGCCCGAATAGCGGGGCTGGCGTGTGAGACTGCTTATGACGCGCTGAAGGGAAATTGAGGGCGCTAAGGCTGCTTGCAGAACCACGACTGGCCATACGCAACGCCATCGACTATCTCGATTCCCGTGACTACAAAACCGTTCGGCGCCATTGAGTGAACGTCCGCATCGTAAAGCCTGGGTAGCGGCTCGTTGTCTGGCGAGCCGCTGGCGATGAACGCAACCCGTGAAGGCCGGCCAAGTTCTTTGGTTGGCTGATGCTCAATCCGGAGGTCGCCCGCCGTCGGCGTGTCACTCTGTAGCGCCTTTTTGTCACGAGACTTGCCGCGCTCGCGGAGCCGGATGATGTGGAAGTACATGGCTACAGCACCGGGTCGCTAATTCGCTCAATGAGATGGGCACCATCGTTTCGCACGTTGCCGACGGCGGATGGTACGGGATACCAATCGAACTCATCGACAGCTAGGCAGTGCTCCCGCGCGATCTCTTCAGCCTCGTCTGGCGATAGCTCTGGATCCAGCCAGTTCGCGGCGCACCCAGAGGACAGCACAAGCGGGCGGCGGTCGTGGATGTCTAGCAGTCCCGCGCCGCTGCCGGCCGTGATGATCACGAAGCCGTCACCGTCTCGCGACTCAGCCATTCCACCTCGCTGGAATTGTCCGATCGCCCCCAAGAAACACGGCTCGCCCGTCTTCAGCTTGATCAAGTAGGGTTGCTTGATCTTCGGGTTTGCCTCGTCCTTCTTCCATTCATACCAACCATCAGCCGGCACGATCGCGCGGCCGGTCTTCCAGACGTCTCGGAAGAACTTCGAGGTGGCTGCAGTCTCTACCCTGGCGTTGATTGCTGGCGGTCTTTTCCCCTGCGCCCAGAACGGGGCGTATCCCCACTTGACCGGCTCCATGCGTAGCCCGTCATCGTCCTGATGCAGCAGCTGCACCTTCGATTGCGGCGGCACGTTGTAGCGGCCGATTGGTTCCGGGTTGATTCCGCTCTGTAGCGTCAAGTCGACCTGCAGCGCATCGAGGTACTCGACTGCATGTCTGTACTGCGTAATTCGTCCGCACATGGTCGCCTCGCTCAAGTGGTCTGGTTATTGAGAAATTCAAAGCAGGCAGTCGTTCGACTCGGGTGAGGTTTTAGACAGCTCCGGTATAGTGATACTGTACCGTGGAGCCTGGGTATCCCCTGCGCAGGCCTGTTAATGAGATATCCAGTGAAGTTCAGCGATTCCCTCCTGATGCGAGTGATCAAAGGCCACGCCCGATGGCGATGGCGTGCGTGAATCACTGCTCCGAAGACTGCATTGCTTCGATGCTCAACCCAGCGGAAAAAATAGCGGGTATATGAGCGGGTATCAGAATCAAGATAGTGCAGGAAAGTCTTTGTATATCAATAGGTTGTTCTGATCATGTTGCTGATGCTGGATAACTACGATTCCTTTACTTACAACGTCGTGCAATACCTCGGCGAACTCGGTGCGGACGTCAAAGTGGTGCGCAACGATGAGTTGAGTGTCGCCGAAATCGAAGCACTGAACCCGGAGCGTATCGTCGTATCGCCTGGCCCCTGCACGCCGAACGAGGCGGGGGTTTCACTCGACCTGATCCGCCATTTCGCCGGCAAGCTGCCGATTCTAGGCGTTTGTCTTGGCCATCAGAGCATCGGGCAAGCGTTTGGTGGTGAGGTCGTGCGGGCGCGTCAGGTCATGCATGGCAAGACGAGTCCGGTCGCTCACCAGAACACCGGCGTGTTCGCCGGCCTGAACAATCCATTAACGGTGACGCGCTACCACTCGTTGGTGGTCAAGCGCGAAACGCTTCCCGACTGTCTGGAAATCACTGCCTGGACGCAACTGGAAGATGGCAGTGTCGACGAGATCATGGGCTTGCGGCATAAGACGCTGAACATTGAAGGCGTGCAGTTTCACCCTGAGTCAATCCTCACCGAGCAGGGGCACGAATTGTTCGCCAATTTTCTGAAACAGACCGGAGGCGTGCGCTGATGGATATCAAGGAAGCCCTCAACCGCATCGTCGGTCAGCTGGACTTGAGTACCGATGAGATGAAGGCGGTGATGCGCCAGATCATGACTGGTCAGTGCACCGATGCGCAGATTGGCGCGTTCCTCATGGGCATGCGCATGAAGAGCGAAACGATCGACGAGATCGTCGGCGCCGTACAGGTGATGCGTGAGCTGGCCGAACCGGTGCATTTCGATACCCATCGATTGGTGGACACCTGCGGTACCGGTGGCGATGGGATGAACATTTTCAATGTTTCAACTGCCGCAGCCTTCGTGGTCGCCGCCGCGGGAGGCAAGGTGGCCAAGCACGGTAACCGTGCGGTGTCGGGCAAGAGTGGCAGCGCCGACCTGCTCGAAGCGGCCGGTGTTTACCTGGATCTCACGCCCGAGCAGGTTGCGCGCAGCGTCGATGCAGTGGGTGTTGGCTTCATGTTCGCGCCTGCGCATCACGGCGCGATGAAATTTGCCGCAGGCCCACGTCGCGAGCTGGGCCTGCGCACGCTTTTCAACATCCTCGGCCCGATGTCCAACCCCGCAGGCGTCAAGCATCAGGTGCTTGGCGTGTTCAGCAAGGAACTCTGCCGGCCCATGGCCGAGGTGCTGTCGCGCCTGGGAAGCCAGCATGTGTTGGTGGTGCATGCGCAGGATGGGCTTGACGAGATCAGTCTGGCGGCCCCGACCTATGTCGCCGAACTGAACAAGGGCGAGATCACCGAATACCGTATCCAGCCTGAAGATTTCGGGATCAAGAGCCAGAGCCTGATAGGTCTCAATGTCGAGGATGCACAGGGTTCGCTGGCGCTGATTCGCGACGCACTGGGACGGCGCAAAACGGACAATGGGCAAAAGGCTGCCGACATGATCGTCCTCAATGCCGGTGCTGCGCTTTACGCGGCCGATATCGCCAGCAGCCTGAAGCAGGGCGTAGAGATCGCTCACGATGCGTTGCATACAGGTTTGGCGCGAGACAAGTTCGAGGAGCTGGTGTCCTTCACCGTGGTGTTCAAGCAGGAGAGTTCGCAATGACCAGTGTGCCGACGGTTCTGGAAAAGATCATCAGGCGCAAGCGCGAGGAAGTGACTGAGCGTCGCGGCCGGGTCGGCCTGGCTGAACTCGAAACAATGGCGGCGGCAGCCGACCCGGTCCGCGGTTTTGCCCGCCGGCTGCAGGAGCAGGCGCGTAACAAACAACCGGCTGTGATTGCAGAAATTAAGAAAGCCTCACCAAGCAAAGGGGTGCTGCGAGAGGATTTCGTGCCGGCGGACATCGCCAGAAGCTATGAGGCAGGTGGCGCCACCTGCCTCTCGGTATTGACCGACATCGACTTCTTTCAAGGGGCCGACGACTACCTGAAGCAAGCGCGCGCGGCATGCAAACTGCCTGTCATCCGTAAGGACTTCATG